AGCTACATTGTCATTCGCTCCTCAACCAAGTGCTGTATTGATTGGATGGGCAAACATACCTGATACTGGCTACGGTAGTTAATCATGGCAGTAGCTAAAAAGTTCTCTGCCAATACAACTTCTGTACCTGCACCGATTGGTGGATGGAACGCTAGGGATTCCCAAGCTAACATGAATCCAATGGATGCTATTCAGCTTGTAAATTGGTATCCAACCCCTACTGATGTGACCATGCGTAAAGGATGGACACAATCTAGCTTATTAACAACACCTACTGGCGTGGTTGCTATTAGCACTATTACCCATGTGGGTGCGGTTGCTACACTTATTACAGCTTCAGCACACGGACTTTCAACTGGTAAGCAAGTATCAATTTCAGGATGTACTCCTTCCGCTTACAACGGTGTGTATACAATTACTGTAGTCAACAGTACATCATTTACCTACACGATGGCTTCCGTTCCTGCTGGTAACGCATCAACAGTAGGCACTTATGAAATAGGTATTACAACACCTGTAAATACATTGATGAATTACACAGAAGTGGGTGGTTATAAGCTATTTGCCGTTGCTGGAGATAAGATATACGAATCTTCAGTAAACCCAGCAGTTCGTGTATTTAGTGGCATCAATAGCGATAAATTACAGTCTGTCAATATAACCAATAGTGGCGGTCATTTCCTAGTAGCTTGTAACGGTGTTGATCCAGTCATGATTTATGACGGTACGCAATGGTTTTATGTAGCTACAACCACTACCGCATCTACTATTTCAAGCATTGCCCGTACAAGTCCTTCTGCAACAGCAACGGTTACTACTGCAACGGCACACGGTTTAGCAACAGGCAACAGAGTAACTATTAGCGGTGCTTCAGAGGCCACATTTAACGGTACTTTTGTTATTACTGTGACTGGCGGTAGTACATTTACTTACACCTCTACAGGAACTTCTACAGCAACTTCTGTTACAGGTGCTTATACAACCATTGGTATTACAGGCGTAAATAGCAACACATTTATCAATGTGAATTTGTTTAAAAATCGCTTGTATTTCACGCAAAAAGACACTTTAACTTGTTGGTATCTTGATGTTGATGCCATTGGTGGCCCAGCTTCACCTCTATATTTTGGTGGAATTGCCCGAAATTCAGGTTATTTGCAAGCAATGGGTACATGGACACTAGATGCTGGTCAAGGTGCAGACGATTACGCTGTATTTGTGACTAGCATGGGTGAAGTGATGGTTTATAACGGCACAGACCCTGATTCTATTGAAACTTGGGCGTTAAAAGGTGTATGGCAACTAGGTCAAACTTTTACCCGTAGATGTTTCTTTAAATATTCAGGCGATTTATTGCTATTAACCCAAGATGGTTTAGTGCCTTTGGCTTCTGCGTTGCAATCTAGCCGTTTAGATCCACGAGTAAACCTTACAGACAAGATTTATTTTGCAGTAAGTCAGGCAGCAACCCTTTATTACAACCTTTTTGGCTGGCAGATTAACTATTACGCTAGTGAAAATATGCTCATTTTGTCTATTCCTACAAGTACAGGAATGGAACAGTTTGTAATGCACACCATTACTAAGTCATGGGGTAGATTTACAGGTATTCAGGGTTATTGCTGGGAAGTTTCAGGCGATGCCGATATGCACTTTGGCGGTGATGGAATTGTAGGTATTTTCTACAGTAGTTATTCTGACAACGGTGCAAACATTACTGCTACTGCACAACAAGCCTATAGTTACTTTGAAAGACCCGGCCAATTAAAGCGTTTTACATTGGTAAGACCAATCCTTCAATCTACAGGCGGTGTACCTAATGTGGTCTGCGGTCTAAGCGTTGACTTTGATACACAATCTCAGCTAGGTGCGGTTCAATTTAACCCAAGTACCCTAACAGACGGTGTTTGGGATACATCAAGATGGGATCAAGCAAACTGGGCTGGTGGCTTAATTACTACTAAAATATGGCAAGGCGTTACAGGATTAGGTTTTTCAGGTTCAATTAACTTAAATGTGGCAAGCCGTGGCATTGAACTACATTGGGCAAGTACCGATTATGTGATGGAAGCTGGGGGCGTATTGTAATTGCGTGAGGTTACAACTAATAACCAACAATATATGCGAGATTGGCTTACTCGCATACTTTGTCAAAAGTTCCCTGAAGATGCTCAGTTTATTGGGCAAGAAATAGACGGAAATTTAGTTGCGGTAATAGCATATTGCAATTTTGTCAATGGTTCTTGTGCAATGCACATAGGTACTGTTGGTGAAAATTGGATGAATAAAAATTTATTATGGGCTTGTTTTGATTACCCCTTTAACAAATTGGAAAAAAAGGTTATATTAGCGACTATGGCAGCGTCTAATGACGAAGCTGTAAAACTAAACCGACACCTTGGTTTCCAAGATAAAGCGTTAATTGAAGATGCCCATGAAAATGGTGATTTACTTTTAATGACAATGAGAAAAGAAGATTGCAAATGGCTTAATCTTCAATGCTCATTAAAGAAACAAATAGGAGATTAACATGGGCGGTTTAGCATCAGGACTATATAGCGGAATTGAAAAACAGGTGGCATCGCCAGCGTACCAAGATGCTTTTGCACCTAGTAACAATCCCTACATTCAATCAGCACAACAAACAGCAATGGGCAATATTGCTGGTGCTCAGTCCGCTACTCAAGCTAACCGTGTTAATCAATCAACTCCTTACGGTAACTTACAATATACTCAAACAGGTACAGACCAGTTTGGCAACCCTATGTGGTCGGCTAACCAAAGTTTAGACCCACGATTCCAAGGTGCTTTGGGTAATATCTCAAATCAGTTGGCATCACAAACAAACACACCATTCAATGCAAGCCAATTTGCCCCACAAACAAGGGTAGAAGGCTCAGGAATGGAAGGTTGGGATAAAGCCACAGGTTTGGTAATGCAACGCTTACAGCCACAATTAGAGCGTCAACAAAGGTCTTTAGATGCTCAGTTAGCTAATCAAGGTATTAGCCGTGGATCTAAGGCATATAGCCAAGCTCAACAAGATTTAGGTCAAAGACAGAATGATTTGTTAAATCAAGCTGCTTTAGCTGGTCAGCAAGTCCAACAAAATCTATACACACAAAACTTACAAGGTGCATCATTGGGCAACCAAGCTCAATCTCAAGCTTACAACCAAGCTTTGGGTGCATACAACTTGCCATTAGCTCAGTTAGGTGCGTTTAGAACTGCTACTGCCCCAACTTACATTAATCCTTACCAACAAGCTGCTGTTGCAGGCCCTGATATTTTAGGTGCTTACACATCTAGTGAAGCCGCTAAGATTGCCCAACAAAACGCTGATGCTGCCGAAAAATCTGCTCTTACAGGCGGTTTATTCCAATTAGGTGGTAGTGCGTTAAGTAACCCAACGGTTACAAGTGCAATTTCTAAAGGCCTTGGTGGATTGTATGACACTGTAAAAGGCTGGTTCTAACATGAAGCCAAGCCAAATTATTGCTGCCACAGCTAAAAAGCGTGGCAATGATATACAAACAGAAGTAGATTTTGTTAAGAAATCTATGGAAGCTGGCGGTGTAATGTTGCGTGAAGGTGACACTTTGCTTTTGTTGATTCCTATTGCTGAAGGTGTTGCTGAATTTCAACTATATACAAACGATGCACCATTACAGTTATACAAAGCAATGATTGCGTTTTGGAAAAAACTTACTTCTTCTGATATACAAAGGTTATATACAGACATTGGTAATCAAGAGTTTATTCAATTAGCCCAACAATCAGATTGGAATGTTCAACCTTCAGATGATGAAAATTACAGCACTATGGTGTTGGTGAAAGGTTAATCATGGGTTTATTTAAAAGCATAACTAATTTTGCTAGTGATCTTGTTGGCGGTGCTGTAGACATTGTAAGTGATGCCGTTGATTGGGTAGATGACACAGTACAAGATGCTGGGCATTGGATTGATGACAAAGTAAACGATGAAATTCCAGGGGGTTGGGGTACAGTTGCCGCAGTCACAGGAGCTACTTACTTTGGTGTGCCCACAGAATTTGGATTTGGCGAAGCGGCTGCTACTGAATCAAGCCCTTGGTTATTAGGTGGCTCAGAAGCTACTAGCCCTTTTGGAATATCAATGGGTGGTGGCGGTGAATTTGGTGTATTTAATCCATCAACTATGGGTGGATTTGGTATTGACACTTCTTCTTTAGGTGCTATGGATTGGCTTGGTGGTGCTGGCTCATTAGCGGCTGGAACTGCTGGCTTAACTGCTTCTCAACTAGCTAACGCTGCAATGGCTGGTCAATATGGATCAAACGCTGCTAGTGGATTAGGTTATTTAGGTGGTGCAAGTTCATTACCTAGCGGAACTGCTGGTATTCAAGGCGTTTCATCAACACCTGTTTGGGATAAAGTTAAAAAGGTTGGCGAATCATTTTTAGATAGTCAACAACAGCAACAAGGTGGCAATACAGGCATGTTGTTAGCTAAAGGCTTGGGTGGTTCACAACAAGACATTCCACTTTCATACAATATGAATCAAAGTCCATTTCAGTTTACGACTCAGTTGCCTATTCAAACACAAGCAACACCTGAAACTGATTTATCCAAGAAAACAGAGTCATTAGACTTTAATAAAATAAACCAAAATTTAGCTTCTTTGTTAAGGAATCAATAACATGGCCCAACCTATATATTTAGACCCTGAATTGCAAGGCATTGAACGCCAAAGACAATTAGCCCAAGCTTTGCAACAGCGTGGTATGCAAACTCCGCAAGGTCAAATGGTTAGTGGCCGTTATGTTGCTCCTTCTTGGACTCAATATTTAGCTAATGCAGTTGATATTTACGGTGGTAAAACAGGCATTGAAGAAGCTGAAAAAGGTTTGGCAGCTTATCAACAAAGACAGCAAAAAACAGCACAACAAAATATTGCTGATGCTTTACGCTTATCTAAAGGTGGCGAACAAACTGTTTATGGGGCTGGTATGGAAGGC